CAAAATCAGCGTTCGACTTCTGGAAGGAGACCGTAGAGCACGTGCTGCTTGATGGCAACGCCTACATCGTGCCAGTATACAACACGGCGACGCTCGAGATAGACCGACTCGTACTCTGCGGACGCGGCACGGTGTCGCACGATGTCCTGCGCGACACATACAACGTCACCGACATGATTAATGGTGTGTACGGCTGCTACAGAGAGCAGGACATCATACACATCAAAGGACACAGCGCAGACGGAAAGACTGGCATCAGCGTGCTGCAATACGCACGTCAGACTCTCGACATAGCGCTTACGGGCGACCGTGAGACGCTGAAACGCTTCGCCAACGGCGGCAACGTGAGAGGACTTGTGACAAACGACAAGTCGGTGACGGGCTTCGGAGAGTACCAGGATGTACAGCTGGAGAACACAGCCGAAAGCATTGACAACAAATTCCAGGGCGGAGAGCGCATCGTGAGTCTCCCGGGACAGGTGGACTTCAAGCAGATTTCACTCTCGTCAACAGATATGCAGTTTTTAGAGAGCCGCAAGTTTACGATACGAGACATTTGTCGCTTCTTCGGCGTGCACCCGTCTTTCGTGTTCGACGACACCAGCAACAACTACAAGAGTGCCGAGATGGCGAACGTGGCGTTCCTCTCCAACACGCTCAACCCGCTGCTGCGCAACATAGAAAACGAGATGCTGCGAAAGCTCGTCGCTCCGTCGCTGTGCTGCAAACGAAAGTTCCAGTTCGACCGAAGAGGTCTGTACGCCTGCGACCTCGACAGCAGGGTGAAGTATCAGGCGAACACCATCGCAGCAGGCATCTACACAGTGAACGACTGGCGTAAGGAAGAGAACAAGCCGCCGGTGGCAGGCGGAGACAAGGTGCTCGTATCGGCGAACCTGAAGGACATCAACGAGGGCTCCTTCGGCAATAATATCCAGTAACAAACCCCCATACGATATGAAAAAGACAGAAGATACCAACAAGATCATTAAGCGTTGTTTAAGTACCCCGAATATGTTGCATGTGAGGGAGGCGGCAGAGGGCGAAGCCCCGAGCCGCACCATCACGGGGTACGCAATACTTTTCAATACTCCGTCAGAGCCTCTGTGGAGCGACGATGACAGCGAAGCCCGGGAGATGATAGCCCCGGGCGCTGTCAGTCAAGAGTTTCTTGACAGCCAGGACATCAAGATGACGATGTTCCATGACAACCACCTGCTTCTCGCTCGCAGCGACAAGGGTAAAGGAACGCTCACCTACTCCATCGACGACAAGGGCGTAGCCTTCGAGTTTGACGCCCCGAACACCGTAGACGGCGACAAGGCACTCGAACTTGTGCGCCGCGGCGACATCAAGGGCTGCAGCTTCGCCTTCTCGACCCGCTACTACAACAGCGACTTCGTGGAGCGTACCAGCGAGACGGCGCCGAACGGCACGGTAAACATCACATACACCGTAAAGAGCATTCTCGGCATCTACGACTTCACGCTTGCCGCCAACCCGTACTACCCTGACACAAGCGTAGAGGCGCGAGAGCTTACCGACAAGCTGCGCGACGATCTGCGCCAAGCTCCGGCGAAAGGAAAGAACGAGGAGGCAAACAAGCAGTTGCGCGAAATGCGCCAGGCAGCACAAAAACGAATTTTCTAATCATAAATCAGTAGTTATATGACGAAACCAAAGAACAACATTATCGTTCGCGAGCTTGTAAACAAGTATCAGGCGAACTGCGACCGCATCACAGAGATTGCGGACGCTTGCGAGAAGGAGCAGCGTGAGCGCAACGAGGCGGAGACCGCCGAGTTCGAGGCACTTACCCGTGAGAACCAGATTCTGCAGATGAAGATGCAGGCAGCAGCAGCCGAGCACCTCCGCGAGAACCCGAACGCCATCGAGGAGGCTACACGCATGATCCGCGAGAACAGCGCACAGGGCCAACGCACGGAGATTCTGCTTGTGCGAGACATGATGATGGTGTCTGACGTGAACAACGGCGGCATCGTACCTCTCAACGTACAGGAGATTATGCGTCCGCTGCAGGAAGGCTTTATCCTCGACAAGGTAGGTCTGCCTATGCCTACAGGACTCGCAGGCGATTATGTATGGCCGCTCTACGAGAACGTAGACGCTGAGCTTGCTGGTGAGGGTGTAGAACTCACCGACAAGAAGATTAACCTGAACAAGCTGAGAGCTACACCGGAGCGCATCGGTATCGCTATCCCGGTAACCAACCAGTCGCTCAACCAGTCGCAGGGCATCCTGGAGATGATCGTGCGTGAAATCATGCCGCTCGCCCTCCGTCGCCTCCTCAACAAGGTAATCTGCAGCACCAACAAGTTGAACGTCTCGACAAAGCTCACAGGTCCGTTCGTAGCCCTGAAGACCAAGGCTACTACGCTGTCTGCTGTGCCTACCTTCAAGGAACTCAACGGTATGAAGGCGAAGATGTTCGAGACCGGCATCGAAGGCTCTAACGCTTGCTGGGTAATGACAAAGAGCATGGCAGCCATCCTCGAAGGTACACCTATCAACGAGAAGGGTATCTACGTTCCGATGATCCAGAACGACATGCTCTGCGGCCTCCCGGTATACACCTCCAACGAGATTCGCGACACCGACGGCACGGAGTTCATCGGTCTCGGCGACTGGAGATACCAGCCGATGGGTCTCTTCGGCAATATCCGCTTTATCGTTGACCCGTACAGCAAGGCACGCAAGGACGCAGTGGACTTCGTTCTCAACGCAGACTATGCTACTATTACCGTACGTCCAGAAGCCTTCGCGCTCGGCAAGGTTGCTAAGGCGTAAATTTTGAACGTTCGTATATCTAATAAAAACATCAATCATGGCTATAACGGATTTGGCACTATTCAAGAAACACGTGAGAGCTGACGACTTCGCCGACGATGACGAGTATCTCGCTCATGTACTCGACACGGCAGAGACGGCCGTAATAACGGCGACAAACAGAACTCCCGAGGAACTTGTGGAGATGGGTAACGGCAACCTGCCAACGCCCATCAGGCACGCAGCGATGATGCTCGGCGCACACTGGTACAACCAGCGTGAGAGCGTGAGCAGCGTCCAGATGCACGCCGTGCCCGATTCGTTGCAGTCATTGATTAAGCCTTATCGAAAACTGGTATGAGAGCAGGAGACATGAAGTACAGAATAAAGCTGCTCAAGCCCGTTGCGACCGCCAACGCTTACGGCGAAGAGACCAACGCCTACGAGCTGCAGAGGACGGTGAGAGCGCAGCGGGTGAAGCAGAGCGGCAACCGCAGCGAGGAGGTCGGAGAACACTTCCCCGACTATCGGGCTGAGTACAACATCCGTGACGCGCACCAGGTAGAAGAGAACTGGCGGGTGCAGCAGCTCGGCGGCTATCTGTACACCGTAGTGGCGATCATACCGAACCTCGATCGAGGCATGAAGACATTGATATGCGAACGAGTAAACGAATAACAAGTCCTATGAATCAAACCGTCAGTGATATCAAAAGACCGTTTCTCGACGTTTACAAGGCACTTGATACAAAGACACAGCGAAAGGCCATGAAGGGCGCCATGCGCCGCGAAGGCAACCGTCTGAAGAAAGCAGCCGTAGCCAACCTCAGCAGCAGCGGCATAGGCAAGGGCACCAAGCGCAGCCTGTCAAGCGGCATATACGTGCGTACCTACCCCGACCGCTACGGTCTGGGCTTTATGGTGAGCGTGAAGCCGCACGGTAAGCGTAAGGGCATACACATGAACCGGCAGAGCAAGGAAAAGCCGGTGCTGATGTGGGCAGAGGACGGAACCAGGTATCGCAAGGCCGGAAGAAGAATTTCTTCGTTCTTCGGCAAGAGCCGTTTTACGGGCAAGAAGATACGTCAATACGTGAGAGGCGGTGCGAACCGTGGCAAGATGAAGCGTTACGCTTTCCTCGCCAAGACAGAGCAGCAGACCGCCGACAGCGTAGAGACGAACCTCTTCAACAATCTTCAGGACAACCTCGAAAAGGCGGCTAAGAAACAAGGACTCATCTAAAAAACAAGCAATGGTAAAGAAGACATCTCTCAGCGCAGGTGCCATCATTCGCAACATGCTTCTCTCCGATAAGGAAGTGAAGACGAAAACGAATAAGGTATTTCCTGTGGTAACAGACAAGGCGCAGCTGCCATACATCCTCTACAGACGTGCAGCTCTCGCACACAACCCTACAAAAGCGGGTATGCCTGGTGCAGACACCGTAACGATGGAGGTAGTGTGCTACACAGCACAATATGCGGAAGGTGTAGAACTTGCGGAAGCTGCACGTGCGGCACTCGACTACAAGCAAGGTGAACTGGACGGCATCCGTATGCGCAGCTGTATTCTCATTGATAGCGAGGAGGGTTATGAGGACGATGCCTATGTGCAGCAGCTTGTATTCCAAGTAAAAATTTAACCATTAAAAACTTATAGTTATGGCAGAAACAAGTGGATTTATTAACGGCAGTGACATTCTGCTGAAAGTAGACGGCAAGGCCGTAGGCCACTGCTCTACTCACACACTCACGTTCAACTCGGAGACAAAAGACCGAGCAGTCAAGCCTGCAGCGACCGCCACCAAAGGCAGCGGTCTGTGGAAGGGCAAGGGTGTCACCGGCCTCTCTATCTCCATCAGCGCGGAGGGCTTCCGTTTCTACAACGAGACCGAGAACGGTTTTGAACAGCTCGCCCCTTCCTGGGGTAAGGGCCAAAGCGTAGAGATAGAGGCTTTCAAACGTGGCGAAGACCAGAAACCTTATGTTAAGGGTAACTTTATTATCGCCTCAATAGAGGAGTCATCACCAGCCACTGACGATGCGACCTACAGCCTTTCGTTGGAGAACGACGGCGAGCCTGAGGTTTACCCGGGCAAGGCAGGCTCGGGTGTAGCTGCAAAATAAAGTGCGAAGACATGAAAAAAGTAGAAATCACAATCAACGGAAAGGCATACCCCTGTAGACAGACTATGGGGCTATGCTCCGCTTCAAAATGGAAACAGGAAAGGAGGTGTCCGCCATCTCGAACGACGTGACGGACATGTGCACATACCTGTTTTGCTGTATAGCATCGGCGTGTAAGCATGACGGCATGGAGTTCGGTCTTTCGCTCATGGACTTTGCCGACAGCGTGACGCTTGACGATGTCGCCGCATGGACGGAGGCTATCAACGGCGACGCTGCAGGCGTTGAGGCTTCGGCTGAAAAAAAAAGTTAGAAATACTTGAGCTGCTGGGGATAGCCGTTGGCAACATCGGCATCCCCTATTCTGATTTTTGCGGCTTCACGCCCGAGGAGTTCGACCATATCTACAGAGCATGGAACGAGCAGCAGGAGGCACAGCTTCGGGACAGATGGGAGTGTATGCGCATGATGGCGACAATAGCCCTGCAGCCGCACGTAAAGGGCAGCCTGACACCACAGAAAGTACTTCCGTTCCCGTGGGAAAAGAAAAAGCCGATGCAGAAAGCACCGGCTGTATCGAAAGAAGAGGCGAAGCGAAGATTTGAAGCACTTTTGAACAAGGTAAAGAAAAGTTAGATCCAGGGCTCTTTTGCGGAAAGCGACAGCAGAGAAGCAAATCCTACCCAAAAGACCACGGTGCTTATCAAAAAGACGATAAGGGCTAACGATGATTCGTTGTCAGTAATAATAAGAGCAGCAACGGATGCAATCCAGATGATTAAGGAATAGGACATTATTGTAGTCCATCGCTGCCATCGCTTTTTTCTA